TTGCGAAGGTGGGTGCAAGTGTCGGTTCGAACTGACCGCGTCCGAGCACATGCGCAAGTTGCTCGAGATCGGACAAGTGCCAGTCGAGCATCACGATGTGATCGAGGAAGCGTTCGAGAAGATGACCGACCCGCTGCTCGAGCAGATGCACAAGCTCACCGGGTTGCTCCAACGTCAGAACGCTGGATTCGCTCAAATGCAGCAGCGTTTGAAGGAGATCGAAATCGCGTGCTTCAACCGGCAGTTGAACCGCAAGATGCTCGCTGCGATGATCGGCGAGATGATCGTTAAGACCGACGCGAAGGGTCCGAAGTTGCTGATGGACTGATGTACAAGCATTTGCCCAATACACGTTTCGACGTGATTCTCATAGACCCGCCTTGGCACTACTACGGGAGTAGTACTAAGGACGGGGCTGCAGGTAAACACTACAAGTTGCTGAACGACGCTGCACTCGCGCAACTTCCTGTCATAGACCTATTGCATGCCCCTGGTGTTGTTTTCTTGTGGGCTACCGGACCGCGTCTTGACGCTGCTATCAACCTTCTGCACGAGTGGGGACTCCACTACAGAGGAGTAGCGTTTGTTTGGGTCAAGACGCGAAAGGATGGCAAGATCATCAACGGACAAGGCGTGCGACCGTCTATTGTTAAACCTACTACTGAGTTCGTCTTAGCCGGTTCGCTCGCTAAAAAGGGCAGACCGTTGTTGATGATGGACGAAAGCGTCGGCCAAGTAGTGTGCGCACCAAGGCAGGCTCATTCACAAAAGCCGGAGGAAGTACAAGCACGGATCACAAAGCTCTTCCCGCTTGACGACAAGCTCGAGCTATTTGCGCGTCGTCGAACCGACGGTTGGACATGTTGGGGAGACGCGCTGGACTGATGTACTACTTCTGCTACCACGGCGATGCGGATGCGGGACGACCTTGTCCGCATTGCCGGCACACGTTCTCAAGCGAACAGCTCGAGAAGTACGACGAGAATTGCGATCATCAGTGGAGTGAATCCGGCTTTCCTGTCTGGGTGTTTGAATGCGAGGTGTGTCACGCGCTAGCAGCGACGACTTGCCCGCACGTACTCACAATCGACTTGCCCACATCGTGGGCGAACGTCACTCAATGCGCGTTTTGCAAGAAGGAACTTGCAATCGATACGCTTGGTGACCTAGCAGAGAGAATCGCAAATGAAGACTTGGGAGAAGTTTAAGAAAGAGCGTGATCATGCGCGTGCTGAGTGCGAGGTTCTGTCTCGCGACTTGCAGAACGCAAAGCTCGCGTTGCTTAAGAGTCAAGAGCGCGTGCAGCAGCTCAAAAAGCAGCTTTCTGAAGCGAACGGAGCGCTTAGGCAGGAGCGAAGCAAGATCACGTCGATCAGGACACTCTTGGGATGAAAGAGTCTGCGCTTCAAACCCGTGTGATGCGTCAATTGCGCGCTCGAGGTGCGCTCGTGTTCAACGTCCACGGACACGGGATGCAAGAGCCGGGATGGCCCGATTTGTACGTTGCACACGTGCGATGGCAGGGCTGGGTTGAGTTGAAAGTCGAAGGGCGCAAGCTCGGGACCGCTCAACGGATCATCATTCGGCGTTTAGTCGAGAGGGGAGTAAACGTTTCCGTCGTTCGGGACGACTGCTTGGTCGACATCGTTGAATTTCTCGATGCGCGAAGAGTGACTGTAAATGAACTTCGCGCAAATTGACACATTCGCAACTGGGCAAGTTTCGGGGCTGAACGTTGCGAATCTGCTATTCCCACACCCCAGTACGGTCCCCGAAACGCCGGTGCACGAACCGACAATAGATATAAGAGTAAATACAGCATGGACTTATGTTATATATGTATTATTCTATATGCTCCTCGTGCACGTACCCGGAGGGGGGTATACCCCCTTGGGGGAAAAGCAGATTCGCAACGTTCAGCCCCAGGATTAGCCCAGTTGAAACCATGAGAAAAGACAGAGAAGAGTTCAGAAAGACCGTCGGAATGAACCCTGGTGGATTCCCGCCCGGTCATCCCTTGTGGAAGCGCCCGATGTCGGGGAGCGCGCGTTGGCACTACTACAACGGTCGACGCGAAAAGCGTTTGGCGGCACTTAATGCGTTGAACTGGAAGTGTCCGCGCTGTAAGCAGTTCAAGCGCAACTGCCGCTCAACTGAATGGGTATGCGTTGATGCTAAGCGGTACATTTGCCGATCCTGCCACGTGTCGGAAGGCGATCCTCGAGGTGTCTCGACTCCGCGTTGGAAGTGGTCGCGGACTGTTCGCTACTGCCAGCCTGGTTCGATCCGTGTTTGGCGTCGACAACACAAGTTGACCATTCAACAAGTCGCTGCGATGTGTGGGAAGTCTCGAAGGCACGTGTATCGTGCTGAACGCGAGGGCGGGATGATCGACCTTCCGTGTGCTGTCTCGCTCAAGAAGTACGTCGCTCTCAACTTGCGCGAATGCTGCCGAAACCGCGGTTTAGGACCCATTGGAGTCGCTTCGCTCCTAAACGTCGGTCGATCCTCTGCTAACAGGATTCTGTCCGGTGAACAGGAAGTCGGCGCTGACCTTGTAGTGCTCTTGTACGAACGCTTGTCTCGAAGCGCGCGGAAGGAGCCTGAGAGCGAAAGTGAACTTTCCGCAGCCTTCAAGGCTTGGTGTGAGACCTCGAATCGGGATGCGCAATCGGACGAATCGTTCGCAGACTTTTTAGAAGAAGTCGTTTAAATCGGGCCCCGTAACGGCCGATCTTAAAGTGGGGAAATCTGCCCGGTCCTGGTAAAACGTCTAAGGCCTGCACCCATCCCCTTCGAGCCGTTGACTCAATGCGCAATCCCTTCGAGACGTCCGCCGCCTGGTCTGCATCAGGCAGGCAGATCTTCGACGCTCCTCACGGAGTGCGCGGGTTCGTTCCGGGTCTCTATCGATGGCCTGTCTGGTGGAGCGTTCAACGTCAACCCGGAGTCGCACTCGCCCCCGAAGGCCATCACAGACGTTGCCAAGCGCGCCTCAAGAAGCGTGAGGAAAACCTGCAATGCCGTCAATGGGCGCTCACCGGTCGACGCTTTTGTCGAGCGCACGGTGGACGTGCACCGCGCACAAACGAGGCGCTTCGCATAGTGGGTTACTTCTCAAAGAACGCTGGTCCTGCACTCCAAGCAGCACTCGAACAAGCGCGCGAGGGAAGCCCGGATGAGCAATTGTCGCTGCTCGAGGAACTCGCGGCGTCCAGGGTGCTCGCAGGGGAGATCATGATCCGATTCGAGGCAGCGTGCCTCAATCCGGACAACAACGTCGATGACGACACGAAAGCGCTAGCGTTCGCAACGATGAAGAACGCTATCGATCACGTTACCGATATCGCAGTGAAGGCTGCAAAGGTGCGTGCCGCGTCCGAAGGCGTCGTTGACGTCGAAGCGCTCGGATACATCGTCAGTCAAATCTCCAGACTGGTCGAGCATCAGTGCGATGAACGGACAGCGCGTGCGCTTATCCCGCTCATCAAGCAAGTCCGCATGCCTGAGCAGCGCGGAAACAAGTCCGCGACCGCAGTCGCAGGGGACATCATCGAGGCTGTTGCTCAAATGAAGGCCGTCGGGGAGTCAGGTGAGCGTGAAGAGTAGTCTCCTCACTCCGCGCTGGACTCCGATGTTTGAGCACAAAGAGCAGTCCGCGATGATGGCGAGCAAAGCGCGCTTTGTATGCTCGAGCGCCGGCCGTCGAGGAGGCAAGAGCGAGCACTGGAAGCGTAGACTTGTCGAGCGCGCATGCGAGTTTACTCTCGAGCGCGGGCAGTTCGCTTACTGCGCGCCTACGTACAATCAAGCGAAGAAGATCGCTTGGGACGACTTGAAGAAACTCGTCCCTCGGTGGATGCTTGCGCGCCCGCCAAAAGAGACAGAGCTCGAGATCGAATTGATCAACGGCGCGGTCATCTGGGTCGTCGGAATGGATAAGCCTCAGCGCATCGAAGGCACGTATTTGGACGGGGTTATCCTCGACGAATACGGTGCGATGAAGGCCAACGTTTGGGGTGCAACACTCAGACCTTGTTTGTCCACGCTCGGACGACCCGGATGGGCCGCTTTGATCGGCAAACCGTGCGGGCGCAATCACTGGTACGACCGCTGCGAGAAGGCAAAGGACCTCGACGATTGGGAGCACTTCACTTGGCATAGCAGCACAGTCCTTCCGGCCGAGGAGATCGCGGCAGCGAAGGAAGATCTTGACGCGATGACCTTTAAGCAGGAGTTTGAGGCGTCCTTCCTCAACTTCACTGGTCGTGCGTACTACCCGTTCGATCGTACGATCCACGGCGCCGACGTGAAGTACGATCCTAGTCTGGACCTCGTCTTTTGCTTCGACTTCAACGTTGAACCCGGCATCGCTGTCGTGGCTCAGGAGCAACAACACGAAACCTTAGGCCCAGTCACGGCGTGCATCGGAGAGGTCCACATTCCGCGGAACTCCACCACGCCTGCTGTGTGCCGAAAATTAGCCGCCGATTGGAGGCATCACGAGAATGTACTCCGCTGCTACGGGGACGCTACCGGAGGCGCGCGTGGTTCAGCAAAGGTCGCAGGTTCAGATTGGGATCTCATCCGTGCAGTGCTTAAGCCCACCTTTGGCGAGCGCATGTTCATCGACGTTCCCCGCGCTAACCCCCCGGAGCGCGCGCGAGTCAACTCGGTGAACACGCGCTTGCTGACTGCGGACGATCGCCCGCACATGCTCGTCAACGTCACCGCTTGTCCGATGCTTGTCAAGGACTTTGAAGGTGTTACGCTCCTCGAAGGCGGTAGCGGCGAGCTCGATAAGAAGTTAGACTCCAAGCTCACGCACTGGTCTGACGGACTCGGGTACTACATCCACCGGCGCTTCCCCTTCGGAGCCGCCAGCATCAAGCAACAGGAGCTCTAGTGCTGCTCAAATCGAAACGGTTCACGACTGGCATCATCGCGATCATCACGATGCTGCTCGTCGAGTTTCTCGGGATGGACGAGGCGATGGCCGCGGACTTGACCGAGAAGGTGTTCTGGCTCGCGATCGCAGTGATCGGCGGCCAATCCCTCACCGACGTCGCGTCCAAGGGCAAGACGTCTGCCAACCACCCCGGAGGTGCCGATGAGACTGCTCCCTAGTCTGGTCGTACTGACCCCGCTGCTTGGTTCGTGCTCGGTCGTCGATGCTGTCACCGGAGTGGCGCAAGCGAACGAGCAGATTGCCATCGAGCAATCGCAGAAGGCTGATCTTCAGCAACGCGTTGACGAGCTCGAGGAGCAAAAGGCGACCGCTTCGCCGGAACGCATCCAGAAGCTCCAATCGCGCATTGACAGCCTTCAGGAGCGTATCGCTGAGCGTGATGCTGCGATCGCTGAGGCTGAGGAGCAACTCGCGGAGAACACTGCGATGATTGACGTCGCTACTCCGCTTGTCCCTGGCGGGATGGGCAAGGTACTCGGAGCGCTCGCAATGGCTGCGGCCGCTGCTTACGGAAAATTCCAGGTGAGCAAGCGTGAACGGGGCTAGTGAAGTGAGCACGAACGTGCGAAACTGGGTACCCATCGTGACACAGCTCGTGATCCTCGTAGTTGCGATCGCGATGGGTGCTGCAGTCATCAAAGCCGAAGTCACGCAAGCGAAAGCGGCGCAAGAGAAGCACGAGCTTCAACCCATGCACCCCGGGACGGATACTCGCTTTGACTCCATCGAGCAATCAATGGCGCGATTGGAGGAGAGGCAGTTGATGATCCTCGAGTGTCTGGGAAAATAGAGCGGGTGGGAGGACCCGGTCTAAAGGACGAGATGAACGAACCCTACTACGAAACGACGGTGGAGCACGATGGTTTTACGACTATCGTGCGCACGTACTGTTCAGACGTACCCGACGACTTCGAGGGCACGTGCGCTGACTTTCACTTGCGCAAGATTCGAGAACTGATCGATGGCTAGACAACTGACGACAGTCGGCGATCCGTCCCTAGCGTTCATTGACATGAGCGTGAACTGGCCTATGCTCGCTGCACTCCGTGGAGGCACCTTTGCGATGCGCGCTGCGGACGAGAACTTTCTGCCTCGGGCCGAGGGCGAAAGCCGGTTGAAGTACGAGACGCGTCTAGCGAGTTCGTTCCTGTTTGAGGCCTACGACGATACCGTAGGTATGATTGCCTCACAGCCGTTCACCAAGCCTGTGAGCCTCCAAGGCCCCGATCTTCCGCAAAGAGTCTCTGAACTCTGGTCGAACATCGATGGCCGCGGAATGCGCATGACCGATTTTGCGTCTGCGCTCTTCGACGACATGGTTGATCGTGGTCTGAGCCACGTATTCGTTGACTTCCCGAACACCGGTGGTTCGCAGACCGAAGCGCAAGAGCGTCAGGGAGGCATCCGTCCGTACCTTGTGCACGTCAAGGCCGAGAATATGATCGGTTGGCGAACGCGCGTTGCGAACGGACAGACGATCCTCGAGCAAATTCGCTTTAGGGAGTGCACCGTCGAGCCTGATGGCGATTTCGGCGAGATGCCTGTTGAGCGCGTTCGAGTGTTCAACGCTGACGGCACGTGGGAAGTCTGGAAGCACGTCAAGGCGCATAAGGATAAGTGGGTGCTTGAGAACAGTGGAGCGCACACGTTCAAAGGCATCCCCCTCGTGACTGTCTACTCTTCTCGCACCGGGTTCATGACCGCGAGTCCGCCACTCGAGAAGATTGCTTGGTTGAACGTTGAGCACTGGCAAAGCGCTAGCGATCAGCGGAACATCCTACACCACGTGCGCGTCCCCGTCTTCTTCCGTGCGGGCTTTACCGAGGAAGAGTTGGCCAAGGACGTCGTGCTTGGCGCTGGCACCGGCATCGGTTCGACTAACCCTGAAGCCACTGCGAAGTGGATTGAATCGCAGGGTAGCGGAGTCAAAGTCGGTGCTGACGACCTTCGCACGATCGAGCAGCGGATGGAAGTACTCGGTGCAAAGCCGTTCATGCCGACGCGGACCGGTTCAGTGACCGCGACTGCTCGCGTGATCGACGAGAAGAAGACGCATAGCAGCGTCCAGGCCTGGGTGCGCGCGCTAGAGATCGGTCTGCGCGAGACATTGGTCATTGCGGGTCAATGGGTCGGTGAGACGCTTGACGACAAGACGCAAGTCGCCGTGTTCAACGAGTTTACGCTCGCTACTCGCGCTGCTGACGACAACAAGACGCTCATCGAACTCTACCGCGAGAAGGGTATCGATCGCACGACGCTGCTCGAGGAGATGAAGCGCCGTGGTGTCCTCTCCGAACTGGTCGATCCTGCGCAAGTCAGCGACGCGGTCCTCGACGAATTGATGCAAGAGTTGGGAGGCGATCTTGGCGACAGCGAGTAAGGTCGTCCAGAGCGTAAACGATGCTCTGCAGAGTCGTGCAATTCGACACGGCTTCTTCCTGTCCCGCGTAGGGAACGGGAACGCTGCTCGTATTGTCCGCATGCTCGAGCGGGATGTATACCCGAACTTGACCGCGCAACTGCTCGCTGGTACCGCGAAGCACGCTGGCATCCCGATGAGCCGAATCACGCGTTTGAAGTCATACCAAGCGCTTATGGCCAAATCGGACACGATCATCCGAGACGGAATGACCGCGGCCAAGCGTGCATTGACTACTGATTTGAAGGGACTGGCAGGCGTCGAGGCGAATTTCGCCAAGCGGGCCATCGCCGGGGAACTGGGAGTCTCGCTGGGGTTGATCGCACCGAACATTCCGATCCTCAATGCGATCGTGACTTCGCAACCGTTCCAGGGTCAACTGCTCGGTGAGTGGTTCTCTGGGCTGAAGACTGCTGCGCAAAGGCGCGTTCGCTCTGCGGTCAACATCGGGCTTGCGCAAGGCGAGTCGAACCAAGCAATCGCGCGTCGACTGAAGTCCGCGCTGAAGACGACTTCCCGGCAAGCAACCACGATCGCGCGAACGGCGACGACGCACGTCAGCAACCAAGCGCGCGAAGCAACCTACAGTGAGAATAAGGACGTCGTTAAGGGCGTTCGCTATATCGCCACTCTCGATGCGCGCACGTCCGACATTTGCGCATCGCTGGACGGACGGGTATTCCCCGTAAACGAGGGCGAACGTCCTCCGATGCACCACCAATGCAGAAGCACGACGGTGCCTGTCCTTAAGAGCTGGAAGGAACTAGGTCTCCCGCTGAAAGAGGGGCAGCGGGGTTCTCGGGCTGCTAGTTCCTTCTGGCGCTCCACGCCCAAGAAGACGAAAGAGTTCTTCGCGAACCTCTCCGCTAAGGAACGGCGTGCGATGCGCTTGCGGTTAGAGGGCCAAGTACCTGCAAAGCAGACCTACGGCACCTGGCTCCGAAGCCAAACTGCAGCGATGCAGAACGAGGTACTTGGCACGCGTCGTGGACTGATGTTCCGGCAAGGACGCATCGGTGTGAAGGACCTCGTCAATGCTGAAGGACGCACTCTTACGCTCGCCGAGCTCGAGGCAGCCGAGATGCGCATTGGGTCGTCCTTCGGTGGCTCCAAAATGCGTGTTCTGTACACCAAGGGCGACTTGGCCGCGTTGGATGTCGTTCCTAGTTTGGACCGCACGCTTGCGATGGACAAGTACAAGCGAGCAGCGACCCTCGTTGACGGAGACCCTGCTGCCGCAGTCGCTTGGTCGGGTAAAGGCGCGCAAGTCGAACTCGCCTCTGTGCAATTCGTCGAGAGCGCGCAAGTGCAAGCGGCAATGGACCGGAGCCTGATGTGGGCGCTTGACGACGCGCTTCGCACGGGCAAGACGATGATCTACTCCGGCACCGACGATGCGATTTTCAAGTACCTTGTCGATCACGGATTCGACGCTGGCGCGTTCCGTCAACCGACGATGAGCGCGCTCGACATCATCAAACTCCGCACCAAACTCTCTGCGAAGTACGGAGTCAAGGACTTCCCGCAGCGACTTTGGCACAAGTCGCTTGGTGGTCCTGGTCGTGTCGTCAAGCCGAAGCCGAAGCCGAAGCCCACACCGAAGCCGGAGCCGAAGCCTGCTCATAAGAAGCGCGTGGTCAAGCCGGATCCGGAACCGTATTACCCGGACAACAGGCGCGCAGTCCTTGAAGCACGCGAAGCAGAGTCCGCTACGCATTCATTCCTTCCAAACCCTGCGTCACCGAATGTGAAAACCCTACTCGCTGAGTTCGAAAAACTCAACGTGCAAGGGCTCGATAGGATTAACGAGCGCATTCAAACGATCGCACGAAAGCAGCGGGACATTTACCGCAAGACGCAGGACTACATGCGTCACGGCGGTCAAGAAACGGCGCCAGAGTACAAATTGTTCCAACGTAAGCGTACCCAACTCGCTGCAGACATGAAGGAAGCAGAGCAAGCGAAGGAGACTGTTACCAACGCGGCCAACAAAGTCTTCCACGAAGCGATGTTGGTTAAGGATCCGGTTACGATCGAGTTGAAGTTCGCTAACGCGGTGGCGCCGTGGGAGCAAAGTCAAGCGCTCGAGGCAGCGAAGTTCATGGGCGACCGTCTAAGCGCTAGCACGTTCGGGACAGACAAGATAACGATCAAGGTCGCAAGGACTCGTAGGAGCCGTTCGTCCTATACCCCTGGTAGGTTGACGATCAACATGGCGCTCCATGCCCCTACGAAGACTTTTGTCCACGAACTCGCGCACGCGCTTGACGACACGTTGATACTCGGTGCGCGGAAGGTCGGCGCGCCTAACTCACCGATGAACATGGACGCCATTGCTTTCCTGAAAAGGCGCACGGCAGGTGAACAAGTACAGAAACTGCGCGACATCACCGGCATTAGCGGATACGCGCGATCCGAAGTCGCGTGGAAGGACGACTTCATCGAGTACTACATGGGTCGAGACTATCGCGGTCAAGCAACTGAATGCTTTTCGATGGCCGCTGAGATGTTGTTCACGGACCCGGCGAAACTCGCGAGACTTGACTCCGACATGTTCGAATGGATGATTCGTCACTTCCAGGGGTTGCCGCCGCAATGATCGTTGTCTTCGTACTCGGGCATACTGCGTTCGTGGAAAACGGTGTGTGGACCACACAAGACGCTGGCGAACAGGCGGAGTTGAATGCCATCGAAGCAACGCGTGTCCGAGAGAACTACCAAACGCATGTCGACCTCGATCGACAAGCCGCAGACTACCTCATCGACCAATACGGAGCGGAACTGGTCGATGATTCCCTTCACACTCCGCCGACCTTCGACAAAAACGTCATTTACTAGCGGGAGGCTAGAGACGCATGCCTAGACTGAAAGCAATCCTGACGAGCAAGCCGGACGACGCGCTTGTTGGTTACTACACCGAACAAGAGGACGGGACGTTCCTCTTGAACGTCGATCCTGTGAACGGCTTTGCACTCGAGAACGTGGAAGGCCTGAAGACCACCTTGTCGGACCGTCAGGAACGGCATCGGACGGCGACTGCGAAGGTGACTGCGCTCGAGACGCAAATCGATTCGCTGAACGAGAAGCTCGAAGGTCTGAGCGATGCGAAGCCGGACGAGAAGCTCAAGGCGAAGTTGGAAGCCGAACGCGATCAACTGATCCAGAAGCACACCAACGAGCTGAACGAGCTCAAGGGCAACCTGAAGAAGAGCGACGGTCTGCTCCGGAAGTACGCGCTCGAAGCGCGCGCTGACGCTGCGATCGCTGTGCACGCTGCAGACGCGAACGCCGGAAAGCTCCTGCGTCCGCACGTGCTTTCACAACTGGACATGCGGACTACCGACGCAGGTGACGTCGAGGTGTTCGTACGCGGCGCGGATGGCAATCCGCGTCTGTCCATGCAATCGGGCCAGAACGGTCCGATGAGCGTCGAGGAGTACGTCGAGTCGATGAAGACTGACGACGCCTTTGCGCTGGCTTTCAAGGGTTCCGGCGCATCAGGGTCTGGTGCTGCGGGCTCGTCTGGCGCGGGAGGCGCTGGAAGCAACGGCAATCACGTCATCTCGGCGGAAGACGCTCGAGACACCGGGAAGTACCGTGCTGCGAAGGAACAAGCCGAGAAGGCGGGCCGCCAACTCGTCATCGCTGACTAACCAACCACATCCACAACCAAGCATAGGAGAAGCCTACCATGGCTAACACTCTCGGGGTTTACAACCCGGTGTTCTACGCGCAAGAGGCCCTGATCCAGCTGGAGCAGGCCTTGGGGATGGCGGGACGGGTCTACATGGGGTACGACGAAGAGCGTCGTGCCTTTGGCAAGGGTGAGACCGTCAACATCCGCCGTCCTTCCACCTTCACTGCGGCTGACGCGCCGGCGACTGCTGCTGACATCACGACCGAAACGGTCGCCATGACCTTGAACTACTGGCGGGAAGTCAAGTTCAAGCTCTCGGACAAGGAGCTCACCTTCACCGGCGAGCGCATCATCAACGACCACATTCGGCCCGCCGCTTACGCGCTCGCCGATGACATCGACACGAAGCTCTCGCTTCTGTACAAGGATGTCCCGTGGTTCGCTGACCTCGGAGGCACTCCCGGTGTCTCTGACATCACCGGTCAGCAGCAGATCCTGTTCGACAACGCGGTCCCGCAGGACGATCTTCACATGATGATCGATGGCAAGACGCAAAACAGCTTCCTGCAGCTGTCTGCGTTCAGCCAGCAGCAAGGCGCGGGAGACGCCGGCGTTGCTACCCAGCAGCGTGGTACTCTCGGCACCAAGTTCGGCTTCGAGGTGTTCGCGAACCAGAACGTCCAGACCCACACTCCTGGTGTGAGCGCGGACGCGGCTGGTGCTGTGAACGGTGCCGGCGCTGTCGGCGACACGACTCTCGTGGTCGATGCGTTCGAGGCTTCCGGTACCGTGAAGGCTGGCGACATCCTGACCTTGACTGGGTACACCCAGAAGTACGTGGTCACGGCAGATGCCACCTTCTCGTCCGGTGCGGCGACGTTGAGCATCAACCCGCCGCTGAAGACCATCGTGGCCGACAACACCGTTGCCACGCTGGATCTCGACGCCACGAACGTCAAGCAGAACCTCGCCTTCCACCGCAACGCTTTCGGTCTCGTGACTGCGCCCCTGTCGGACGCTGCTCGCGAACTGGGTGCCAAGGTGGCGACGATCCAAGACCCGGTCACCGGGTTGGCTCTGCGTTCTCGCATCTACTACGTCGGCAACTCCTCGGAGGTGCACGTCGCCATCGACGTGCTGTACGGCGTGCAGACGCTCGATCCCAACCTCGCCTCGCGGCTCATGTCGCCTGTGTAGGCCAACTTCGCTACTGAGGGGGCCTTCGGGTCCCCTCTCCCTCTGACCAGGAGAAACAATGACCAAGTGCATCGAAATGATTTACGGTCCGAACCGTGAGATGGTCGCTGAAGGTGAAGTCGAGGCGCGCCTCATCGCAGGGTGGATCCCCCGGTTCCAAAGCGAACTCAGCGCTTTGCGCGGTGAAGAGAACGCCGACAACGACGACGCCGACAACGACGACGCCGAGAACGACGACAACGACAACGACGACAACGACGACGCCGAGGAGGGCGCGGAAGACGATGAGCAAGAAGACGGTTGAAGTCATCGGAGGACCCGGGATCATCGTGATCGAGGAGCGCTTGCTGAAGCGCTACCAGACTCGCGGTTACGAGCTCGTCAAGAAGAGCGCAAGCCCGAAGCCGGTTGCGAAGCCGACTCCGGTCACGGAGTAGCCGGAACGCTGGGGGTCCGACCGGGCCCCCTCTACCAAGGAGAAATTGATGGCCTTCACAAAAGTACAACAAGAGTTGACCGCTGAGATGCGGGAGCGCGGAGTCCCGGCGCCGTTTACGGTTTCGGATACCGGCTTGAACGTTTCTGACAAGCAGTTCGCGGTCGAAGATCAGTTCGGTGGCGATGCGGTCATCGAAGTTCAAGGTGTTCGTATCGAGTACGTTGCCGACGCAACTGCAGGTGCGCGCGGATTGTCCCTCGAAGTCAAGGACGCGTCCGGCGATGTCATCATGAGTTTCGCACTCACCGAGACCGCCAACCTCACCGCAAGCGTCACGCGGAACTTCGAAGTTGCTACCGGTCTGAACGCGCAGACTGCGATCTCAACCAGCGTGGTCGAAGGAATGCCGGCGCTCGTCCTGCATGCCGGTCAAACGTTCCGCGTGTATGACGCAAACGCGGTTTCGGCCGAAGCCGACGACATGATCGTCCACGTAAGAGGCGTCCAACACCAGTAAGCGATGGCATTCTCCTTCGTCGTTGAAACCGGCTCTGGATCCGCGACTGCTACGTCCTACGTGGCTTTGGCGGACGCGGAGCAGTACGTCGATAACCTCGGAGACCATACGCTCTGGGACGCGGAGACGGACAACAACAAGCAACTTGCGCTCATGCAAGGCACGCGTTTCTTGGACGCCAAGTACGGCACCAATTGGCGTGGAACGAAGGGCAGTTCGACTCAAGCGTTGAACTGGCCCAGAGCGGACGTGCTCGACCCGGACGGGTTTACGCGCAGTGCATCAGCGATTCCGCAAGAACTCCAAGACGCGTGCGTCGAAGCGGCGTTGGACTGGCTCGACGGTTCGAAAGCGGACTTGACGCCTGACGTCTCCACCCCTACCGGGGACATCAAGAAAGAGTCCGTGCAAGTTGGCCCGATCAAGATCGCAACCGAGTACGTTGGTTCTGGTGGGCGTGAGACTCGACGTGTGAAGATCGGCCGCCTGCTTGCTCCGATCATCACTTCAGGTTACCAAGTGATTCGCGGATGACCACTGCACTCGATACCAAGATCGCAGCGAAGGTGCTAACGGTCCTCGCTACGTACGGAGTCAACCTTACGCTGTACGAGGAGACGGACTATACCTACGATGAAGCGACCGGTATCGGTACAAGCGCGAGCCCGAATTCAAGGATCGTGAAAGCGACTCCCTTGCAGTCGTTTGATCGTAAACTGATCGATGGTGATGTAGTGCGGATCGACGATGCGTTGACGTACATCGCAGGGACAGTAGCACGTGAGCCTGAAATTGGAATGAAGGTGACCGTGAACGGCGAAAATTGGGACGTAGTTGCAGTACGTCCGATCCTGTCCGGTGACGATACTGCACTCTATGAATTGCACTTGCGTCGATGAGTACAAACGTCAAAGCATTCGTAACTGCGGTTAACAAGTTCAGCGAGGACTTGAAGCATGACAAGTTCGTTGCTTTCCAAAAGCGGATTGCGTTCGAACTGCTCTCACGCACAGTGCTCAAGACGCCCGTCGACACTGGTCGTGCACGCAATGCTTGGCAACTCGCGATTGGTAAAGTCCCGCAAGGCGAAACGCCTTCCGAAAGCGCAGGACAAGCGCTTGCTAGACTGAAGTTCGGTCAGACGATCTTCCTGGCCAACAACGTGCCGTACATCATCCTTCTCGAGCATGGGCACTCAGCGCAAGCGCCGAGTGGAATGCTCGCCGTGTCGATCGAAGAAGTGAGGGCAATGTTCCCGTGACATTCGAAGCAGTTGCAAACACGATTCGATCGCGCTTTGAGGCGCAAGTGGCAGTCGCGGAATCGCTGACCACGCAGTACGACAATCAACGTCTGCCCGACAACGTGGACGTAAACTCGGCCTGGTGCCGATTCGCAATCAAGCTCGGTGATGGTCTACTCACCGAGATCGGGGGCTCAAAGACGCATCGCTACCCTGGTGTAGCAATCGCTCAGCTTTTTGTTCCGATCCATCACGGTGACCGCGAGGGTCTTCGGTTGGCCGACGTCATCAAGACGGCCTTCCGTGCAGTCACTGTTTCCGGCGTAACGTTTCGGACGCCGTCGGTTAACAACTTAGGACTCGAGACCGAGAAAAAGTGGTGGCAGATTAACGTCTCCTGCCCGTTCTACTTCAACGAAATCCAGTAGGGGAACAAAGCATGTCCGATTCAAGCCAAGTGGCAATGCGGTTCTGGGAGGAGGCCACATACGGTGTCGTCTCGGGATCGCCCACGTTCACGTCTCTGCGCTTTACCGGGGAGTCTCTCGGTATGGACACCACGATGGTGGAAAGCGCTGAGATCACCGGCGACCGTAACGTCGCCGATCACATCCGCACGAGCGTGCGAGAGGCTGGCGATGTCCAGTTCGAACTCTCGTACAGCGCGTACGATACCTGGCTGATGTACCTGCTGCAATCCGCAGCGTGGTCTTCGGCGGTGACGGTGCTCTCTGCCGGTTCTGCGTCCGTGGTCGCGGCCACGAACAAGTTCACCCACGCTACGGCTTGGACCGCGACGCCTACGGCGAACATGTGGATCAAGACGAGTGGCTTCTCCACCGCCGCGAACAACGGCTACTGGAAGGTCGCAAGCGCTGACGGCACGAACATCACGGTCACCGAGACCGGCGTGCTCGTTGACGAAGGACCGACTGCCAGCGTCACGATCACACAAGGCGCGCAGATCGTAAGCGGTTCGACGTTCAACTCGATCGCGATCGAGAAGGAGTTCCAAGACCTGAGCAACGAGTTCGCGCTGCTCACTGGCTTGGGCATCGACACCTTCGCGCTGAACGAAGCGGCCGATGGCCTTGTGACCGGCTCGTTCGGTCTGGTCGGGAAGAGCGAAACCTCGCAGACGGCGACGTCTGGCGATGGCAGTCCGACTGCTGCGCCGACGAACGACCCGATGAACGCGACTGACCACATCGTCAAGTTGCTCGTCAACAACGTCGACACCGGTCACACGGCGTTCGCGATGAACTACAACAACAAGCTCCGGACGCGGCTGCAAGTCGGCACGCTCGGTGCGGTCAGCATCGGCTCTGGAACGATCGGACTCGCCGGAACGTTCCAAGGCTACTTCACGTCGAAGACGGTCATCGACTACTACATCGCCCAGACGGAACTCCCGTTGGCGTTGGTGTTGGAAGACGGTGCCGCTTCGGCAAACGCTTACGTCTTCGACATGCCTGCGGTCAAGCTCACGGCCGGCAAGCGCGTCGCAGGTGCGAAGGATCAGGACGTTCTGCAGGACATGGGATACGCCGCAAAGGCTGACGCGACGGAGGACATCATGATGCGCGTCGTTCGATTTCCCGGCTCCTGACGGTGACGCTTGATCCACGGTTTGGTGGGCTCGGGTTGAGTCCACCAATCCCCTCTAACTCCGGGAAGGAGAACACAAATGGCTAAGTTAAGCACCCTACGGATCGACGAACAGAAAGCAGTGGACGGAGTTTGGGTTCCGTTCTCTGAAGACATCGAGCTGAAGATCGCGCGCATCGGTAACCCCAAGTACCGTGAGTACTCCTCGCGGCTGATGCAACCCCACCTCAAGGGTACGCGCGCTCAGATGCTCGCCGATGACAGGATCGAAAAGGTGACCAAGCCCGCGGTCGCCAAGTACGTTCTTGTCGGTTGGAAGAACATCCAAGACGAGGAGGGGAACGACATCCCCTACTCTGTCGAGCAGTCGCTGGAATTCCTGCGCGATCCGCAACTCGCTGACCTTTACGAGTTCGTGATGGTCGTGGCTGGAAACGCCGGCAACTTCCGTGCCGAAATGATGGAGGAGTCCGCGGGAAACTGAAATCGGTCCTCGAGTGGGAGCTTGACTGGGGAGCGCACGCAAAGCGTCTCGCCAGTTGGGCTGCTCGGGGACATAAGGTCCAATTCCTGGAAGACAAACCGTGCTTGCACTTCGACCTCATCGACGTTTGGCGTTGCTTCATTCAGTTGAATCAAGCGCGCGATACGATCAACGGGCTCGCTCCTCTGCGTGTCTCGGAGATCGCCGCGTGGTTGAACGTCTACGCAGTCGAAGCCGTCGAGCAGCGTGCGTACTACTTCGAGTTGGTTCAGAGTTTGGACAGCACTTGGCTGAGATGGGCGCGCAACAAGGAACAAGATGGCGACTCTAGTAACCGCGATTGACGCACGAGGTGCGATAGCCGGCAGCGCTCAGTTCACGGGGGCTGCGGGCAGGATGAATACTGCTGCGTTAGCAGCCTCTGGAGGCGTAAACAAACTCAACGCGAGCACTGCTGCGGCCGGTGCAACTGCTGGTATCGCCAAGAAGGCGATGATCGGCCTTGTCGGTGCTTTCGTTGGGTTTGCTGCGGCTGCGTCTGCAGCGCGGACAATCGCTGAGTTTAGCGATTCAATGGCGACGTTGGAAGCAGTCTCAGTTACTGCGAATGTTGCCCTCGAACGACAAGCCGCTGTTTTTGGTGAACTTCGCCAGAAGGCGCTAGACCTCGGCGCAACTACAAGGTATACTGCGAGTGAGGCTGGCGAAGGTCTTCTGTTCCTGGCTCGTGCCGGCTTTACAGCAGAAGAGCAACTAGCGTCAATCGACGCAACGTTAGCGCTTGCTAGCGCGGGTATGCTCTCGCTTGGCGAAGCGGCCGACTTCGCGTCCAACATCGTGATGCAGTTCAGCCTCGCGGCGAGCGAGACTGAGCGCGTTGCGGACGCACTTGTGAACGTCAGCAACCGGGCGAATACCAACGTTCGCCAAATGGCCGAAGCGATGAAGTTCGCTGGTCCGGTTGCCGGTGCTTTGGGCATCTCACTCGAGACTGCTGCCGCGTCTGTCGGCGTGTTGGGCGATCGCGGCATTCAGGCAAGCATGGCGGGCACTAATTTGCGCGGCACAATGCTTGCACTCGCCGCACCGACCAGTAAGGCAAAGGCCGCATTCGACACGCTTAAGATCAGCCTCGAAGACGTCGACCCTGCGCGTCGCAGTTGGATCGAGATTTGGGAGACTTTCGCTGGTGCATTTGACGATCTAGCGGTCAGCGCCGATCGCGCTGGTCTTGCGAATGCGATCTTCGGTCGTCGGAATGTCGCCGGCGCGTTGATTCTGTCCGACTCGACGGACCGAATGCGCGAACTCGTGCAAATCCAAGAGGAACAGCGTGGAGCCACGTTGGCGCAAGCCGAAGCAATGGAAGACACGCTTGGTGGCGCATTCAGACGCTTGCGCTCTGCAACTGAAGCGTACACGCTTTCGATTGGTGATGCTGGTCTCGGTGGCGGACTCCGTTCAGTCGTCGAAACGATGGCACAAATGTTCCGCGTGATGAGCGGAATGGACGGCGCAGTCGATGACGCAAACGCAGCGGCGGTGGCTCTGGCGAGCACTATTCACAGTTTGGTCGCTGCGCTAGTCATCGTCGCCGGACTGAAGGTCTCTGCGATGATCGTCGCTTGGGGAGTCCAACTCACAGCGACGAACGTCGTCTTTGCGACTACTGCGCCGTTGATCGGAAACATTACTGTCGCTACGACCGGTTGGGCAGTTGCTTGGCGTGGACTGAATGCTGTGATGGTCGCGCATCCGATCCTCGCTGCTGTCGCTGCGATTGCTGCGCTAACGACTGCGGTCACGCTGATGGGACGGCGCACGGAAGAGCAAATCGCGAGACAGAAGCGCCTGCGAGAAGAGTTTAACCGCCTCCAGTCTGAAGAGTCTGCGCGTCGACGCAACATCGCGATCACTAACCGAGCGACTGAAGTTGGCGACACTGAAGCACTCGTCGACTCGTCGATGGGCAAGCTCCGAAAGCTGGTCGAACTGTCGCTAGAACTGCGCCAAGGCGCTGCAGAGAACCTCTCGTCGTACGAAGCGCGTCTTGCGCGGATTTTGGCCGGCGACTTGCCTGGGCTGCAAACGACAACCGGGTCCGATCGCGCACAAGCGTTCCTCCAAGCGCGTCAGCAACAGCAACGGACGCAAGCGCAAATCGACCTTGACAACCTCGTCGCTGCTCGAATGCAAAGCGATCCGACGCTTGGAACGCCTGAGCGTGCGGAAGCGATCCAAGTCATCGAAGATCGTATTGCTGAACTGCGGCTTGAGCTCGAGGCATATGCGTCAGCAAGCGATCAAGCAGCGAACTCGACTATTGCTGTTTCGGACGCGTTCAGCAATGCGCGAATCGCATTGGAGTCCTACTTGAGTGGTCTCGAGCTCGAGGCGAAACTCGCCGGGATGTCTAAGGAGGAGCAAGAGCTCACGATCGCTACTCGCGAGGCGGGTAGGAAGTCGTTGGAGGCGTACGGATTTGACGTCATCAAGTTCGCAACGGCGATGGCACGCGCTGCGGACGCGGTACGAGAGCGTCAAAAGGCTGAAAAGGACCTTGCAGACTCGAATGCCGCGATCGAGCGCGATAAGCAAGCCACAGAGTCTCTAAACGCGTATATCGAGACTCTGCGAGCAGAAAATGAACTGCTCAGCATGGACGCGAAAGACCGTGAACTGGCGGCTGCTGAACGGCATGCGCAAGCGCTTGCTGGTGAGCAAGAAATCAAAACAGAACTTGCGCTGATTCGCGAGCTGATTCGCGAGCGACAACGACTGCGTGAGGAGCAAAAGGCACCGACGCCGGATACTCCTGAGCGCATGTCGTTCGACGAGAAGCGTGCGGAGCGGGCGCAAACAAGGCTCCATCGGCTGAATGAAGAGCTCGCAACGCAGTTCGCGCTCATCAGTAAAACCACTGAAGAGAAGGAGCGAGCGCGCGCCGTTGACGAGTACAGACTGCAAGCGCAACTAGCCGGAATTGAGAATGTCGAGGCCGAAACGGAGGCGTATAGTCGGCTGTACGAAGAACTTCAGCGCTTGCAACTCGTCGAAGAGACTGCGCGTACGATTTCAGCAGACGCTGCGTCGTCGATTGCGGACGTTGTCTTCCAAGTCGAAGACCTTAGTGAAGCGTGGGAAAACTTTGCTCGGGCGACTGCTCGGACGTTCTTCGATCAAGCGTTCACGAAGCCGCTGACCGATCAACTTACGGACGTGTTGGTCAAGGACGCAGAGAAGCCGGAAGCGCAAGTCGATCCGACTGCTTTGCTTCTCGAGAAGGCTGGCACTTCGCTGAACACTGCAGCACTGACGCTTGCTGGTGCGATGTCCGCAGGTGCAGCGGAATTGACTGCTGCAGCGCTTGCACTTAAGGCCGCTGCTGCGAGTTCGTCGTTCGCTCCACCGACGCCTGGAGTTCCTGCTGTCGAAAGCGCGCAGGGTAACGTCTTCATGAACGGAGCACCGTTGACGTTCTTTGGTCAGGGCGGTCTCATCGATGAAATGGGCATCTTCCCGCTCAAAAACGGAGGTATTGGCATAGCAGGCGAAGCGGGCCCGGAAGCCGCGATGAAAGTCGCTCGCATGCCTAACGGCGACTTGGGCGTGCAAGCGTCTGAGTCTAGTGGTTCGCGCGGCATCACAGTTCAAGGACCTCTCCTCGTCGTGCAAGCGAAGGACGCTGATAGTTTCCGACGCTCACGAGTCCAAATTCAAGACGACTTGCGTCGTGTAACCACCTGGCTCAGTTAATGTCCTTCCACGAAGACCGATTCCCGACAGACATTTCGTACGGCTCGCGCGGCGGACCGGGCTACAGCACGTCGATCATTGGACTCGACAGCGGACAAGAGGTTCGAGTCGCTCGCTGGTCGCAACCGAGGCACCGTTACAACGCTCGGTATGGCATCCGTTCGCTTGCGAACATGAATGCCGTACTCGAGTTCTATCACGCACGTCAAGGGCCGACGCACGGATTCCGGTGGAAGGACTTCATGGACTTCACGACGAACGCTGACCACCGTAGCGAAGAGGCGTGGAATGACCAAAGTCTTGGAGTCCTCGCCTCCGGAGCCACGATGCAACTTCGTAAGGCCTACACTAGCGGCCCAACGACGCGCTATCGGAACATCACAAAGCCGGTCAGTGGCACTGTCGTCGTCGGTTGGGATGACGGGGATGGACTTAGCGAGAAGACCGAGACGACGGACTGGACGGTCGACACGACGACCGGTATCATCACGATTACAGCAGGCGCGCTTGCTGGTGCGACAGGCAAGACGATCTACGCCGGCTGTGAATTCGACGTTCCGGTGCGCTTCGGTGAAGAGATCGATGCAATGTTTCCGATCAACATGCCGTCGTACGACTCTGGAATCGTCCCAGACATTCCGATCGTCGAAGTAAAGGACTCGACCGTCCACAGCGCCGACTTCAACTACGGCGGGTCGACGCGTTACACCGCAGCCGGTGCACATAGTCACGCTGCTTCTGACGGTCGTGTGATTGTCTGTGCGCCGTCAGGCGCTGACAACATGGACATTAACCTTCCGAGCTTGACGAATAACTACCAACTCGGCGGTCCGTGGTTTTATGTCATCCATGCCGGAGGTACAGGAACTGTCACTGTTTACGAGGATGCTGTATCGGTGATCGCACTTGCGCAAAACGAAGCGTGCGTGATTAACTGTATCATCGACTCTGGTGGTTCGCGGGAATGGAGGGCGTGGGGTTGATCGATAAGCGCACGCACTTTGGGAGCAGTACAGCGCACATCGCATTGACTGGTGCGCACACAGCCTCCAGCCCGTACGAGCTCGAGAGCCTCGGCGCGTGGAACTTTTATCGCGTTTGGCAATTCGCGCCGACTGCGGTGAACACGTACATCCTGCTACCGGACGCGCGTCTTTGCGACCTAGGCGGACCGATCTTCTACATGCGGAACACACACGCGACTAACAAGGTGCACATCGGCGCGTGGGGTCCCGGTCCGTTTTACCCGACGTCTTTTGCGACGATCAAGGGAACCGGTGTGGCCGCTGAAAATGAGATGATGCTCGTGCTAGAAGCGAATGCCATCGGCGCTGGGACTTGGCACGCGCTTAGCATGCAAGCAAGCGGATTGACGCTTCGAGGGACATCCTAATGTCACACGACGTTGGAAACGCACGGCAAGCGCTCTTAGACGCAGACATGCACCGGCTTGCACGGTGCTTCCGCATCTTGCGTTTAGACGGCACGTACTTCCGAGTTACTGACCACGACGGTAGTCTGACTGTCCCAGAAGGCTACATTGATGGCCTTACGGACGTGTTCGATAACGAGTACACCTACAGTCCGTTGGACGGTTGGGACGCATCGAATCAACGCGCAGAGTCAGCGATGAAGCGTAGCAACGTCGAGTTCCTCGGCGCGATTGGCGGGTCGATTGTTACGCAGTCTGACTTGCAAGCCGGCCTATGGCTCGACGCAGCCGTCGACATGATGATTCTCGATTGGGAATACCCTTGGATGGGGCCAATCGTCTGGAAGCACTACCGCCTCGTTGACTTCAAGAATAACGGCGAAGTCTGGGCAGCGCAATGTGAGAATCGAATGGGCGAGTTGCACCGAAAGGTCGGCAAAGTCTACTCGAAGACATGCTGGCACGCGCTCGGCAATTCTCGATGCGGCGTCAACGCTAACGATCCAAACGTTACGCAGTTCAATTGCACGGTCACTGAAGTGACTGACAATGCGAACTTCCGCTTCGAAGGCACAGGCGGACACACGCCTGAGGACCAAGTCGACGACTTCTTCAACTTCGGACAAGTCAAGTGGGCGAGCGGCAACAATGATGGTCGATCTTACCCCGTCTACGACTCGTTCGTCAAGACCGGTTCCGACCCGGGTACGTCGGACGACGCACGTCTTGTCTTGCAAATCCCGTGTGCAGCGACCGTCCAAGTAGGCGATACGTTCTCGCTTTACGTTGGATGCGATAAGACCTCTCAAACTTGCGTCGATAAGTTCAGCAACCTCAACAACTTCGGCGGTCAGCCGCAAATCCCAGGCACAAGCGCGTTGGTGAAAACGGGGAGCGAAGTTGCCCACTAACGGAGATCTTGTTGCTGCCGCTGTGCTGACGCAAGTCGGCGTGCCGTTCTTCCCGCAAGGACGTCAAGCCGATAAGGGCCTAGATTGCGTCGGATTGACCCTAATCGGCGCTTTAGGAGCCGGTCTGGAGCTCGAGCACCCGAACGACTACAGCATTTCGCGAGGCGACTACTCCGCGACTTTGCTCGAGTACGCTCGACGCCACTGTACTCCAATCGAACAGCACCCGTCTGTTGGTGATTTGGTGCTCTTCTCAGTCGAAAAACCGGACGAGCCTAAGCACATTGGAGTGCTCGTCGAGTCAGACGTTGACGAAGTCCCGTTTTTCTTTGTCCACGCGGCCCCAAGGCATAAGCGAGTGATGCGCGATCCGCTTGACGAGCGTTGGCGCAAGTACGTCCACAGTTTCTGGAGGTTCAAATGGCAACAATCGCACTAGCAGCAGCCTCGGGCTTCGAAGTCGGAACGGCCGGTTACGCATTCGCTGCGATGATGGGCTCGATCATCGACCAAGCGTACACCTTCCCTGCGCTTTTCCCCGCAGACCCGATCGAGGGAATGCGTGTTGGCGAAGTGCAAGTGATGGGCGCGGATGAGGGAATGCCTGTCGCTAAGTGCTACGGCGCGCAAGCGAAGGTCGGTGGGCAGATTATCTGGGCCGGTAAACTCGAAGAGCGCCAAACGAGTAACCACAGCGGTAAGAACACCAACCGCATTGAGTACACGTACTACGCTGACTGCGCGATCGCGATCTGTCGAACTGCTGGCACTGCGTTGGACAAGGTAGAGCGCATCTGGGCCGACGAAAAACTCGTTTACCACAACCCGGATATCTTCACACCGGTAGTGGCTACGGGGGACGGCACCGGGATGATGGTTAACGCGTGGACAACGGGTTGGTTGTTCTTTGACCCGGTGGTCAACTCGACTGTGATCGCTGACGTTTACGATAAGTACAGTGTCGGGTCGAAACTCACGCTCGCGGGCTTCACCAACTCCGAAAACAACTTCTCGAATGTTGAGATCATCGAGAAGCGAAAGGAGCGCTTCTTTGCGCACCCGTACTCCGACTACCGCGACCTCTTTGCGTTCCGACTTTCGCGAGTCGGTGTTGATGAATGGACTCTTGGTACGTACCCGAACTACGGGCCGCACGGAACAACGAACGTTATCACGTTCACGGAGACCGTCGGTAACGGCTGGAAAAACAACATGCAAAGGGCCGGAGTCCCCGACCTGAACCTCGGCGATCAAACGACTCCGTGGGCGCATATGGCCGCTATCTCGGGCATCGGCAACGTTCCGGCGTTTAAGGATCTGGCGTACATGGGGTGCGATAGTCTTGCGCTTGAGGACTACGGTGTCCGCATTCCTACGTTCGCTTTCTTGGTGACGAACAACAGCCAGAACACCGTTGGCGATGTGCTCGACGACATTCTCGCCGACACTGGACTCCCTTCGTCAGTGTTCGATACGACAGGAGTATCGACGCAAACGGTCCTCGGCTACACGATTAAAGGGCCGACAGAGACCGTCAAGAAACTCCAACCTCTGCTCGTCGCCTTTGACATCGTGGCTCAAGAGCGCGGAACGACATTGCTGTTCACGGATAGGAGCGCAGTTGATACCGTAACCATCGACGCGGACTATTTGGGCGCAGTGTCAGGCGACACGAACGAGACTAGTGGCGGCGTAGAAATGCAGGAGGTGCCGGTTAACGAACGCCTCGGCGAAGTCACCGTGTCCTACATCAACGCTGACGACGAGTGGCAAGCCGGGTTGGCTCGAGCCCGTGCGTGGACGCAACCGAACTCAACTCCAGGGCTAAATGCGCGCGAAACACCGGATCGGTGGACGAGCAAGTCGATTAACCTTTCGAACATGACGCTCGCAGAAGCAAGCGCTGACGAAATCGCAAACCGGCTGCTTTGGACTTCGTGGGCTGACTCGATTCGGTTTAAGTTCACGTTGCCTCCGCGCTACTTAGCCCTGCAAGAGTGTGATCGCGTGAACTTCACAGCAAACGGCGTGAACTACAACGCGATCGTGCATCGCGTAGACGTAGGCGCTGACTACCTCATCGAAGTGGAGGCCGTTCTCGACGTCGCCGTCGACCAGACGTTTAGTTAACATGGCTCAACTACACGAGAAGATCTACGACGCACCGGCACCGATCCTAGAGATCGTCGATGTTGGTCCGCTCTTCCCTGGACACGAGCAAACGCCTGGTGTCTACCTTTGTGCAGAGCAGCCGAACATCACCGCTGACCACACGAAAGCAACGCCGCCGGCAATCGTCTATCGGAGTTTCGATGAGGGGACGAATTGGGACCAAATCGCCGTTCTGGATCAAATGGTCGAGCATGGGCTGCTTGGACCCGCGGAATCCGACACGATTGTCCCGTCAGTCGGCCACCTCAAGACGCAAAGCGCAACGCTACCATTCGGGTGGGATACTGCGAGCGAACTAGACGTAACGTTCGCGAAGTCCTATACGCCCGAGACTGCGCCAGAGCTTGAAGTGCTTAATGGCGCGAATCGTTTGATCGTCGGTAAGGAGGTGCTGCAGTTTAAGACAGCGACGCTTGACGAAGCAGCGGTAAACGCGTACACGCTCACAAACCTCTTAAGAGGCACACAAGGCTCCGAAACGGTGCTTTCGGAGCTCACGGCGGGCGATCGCGTGCTTGTCGTGTCTCCGGACACCTTCCACTTCCTTGCGCTCAACCCCGCGGACGTCGGGACGACCCTCTATCTGAAGGTTGTGTCGCCCGGTCAAGCATTGTCGGACGTCGCGCAGATCACGCACACAGTCGAAGCGCTAAACGTCTCTCCGTGGGGGCCGGCGACTGTGGCTGGAAGCCGAGATGGGAGCAACAACCTGACGATCACGTGGAATCGACGCACGCGGGCGACCGTTCGGGCGTTTGGGGTGCAAGGAAGGCCTCTATTCGAGGATTTGGAGACGTACGAAGTCGACATTTACGACTCCGTACCTGCTGTCGTGCGCACAATCACAGTGACCACTGAGTCAGCAAGTTACACAGCAGCCCAACAAACAACCGATGGACTCACACCAGGCGATCCGGTCAGCCTCAGAGTCTACCAAACATCGCGTCTGACTGACCGCGGACGCCCTGCAATCGCAACTGTCTAATGACGACCACTCCGAACCTAACGCTTCCGCTGCTCACGCCCGGTCAGACCAATGCCGAGGCAACGTTCAACACTGGTCAGCGCGAAGCAGACGCGCTCATCAACCTCAAAGTCGAGTCTGACGCGCTCTCTGCGCCTCCCGGCGGCGAGTCTGATGGCGAAGCATGGATCTTGTCTGCAAGCGGTACGGGTGCTTGGGCTGGATTCGCTACGGGATCGATCGCGTTGTACCTCAACAGCGCTTGGACGAACAAGACACCGCAAGGCGGACAGACAGCTTTCGTCGTCAACAAGAAGGCCATGTACTGCTACTCGAGCGTTGAGTCGCTTTGGTATCCGGTACAGCCGCGTTGGGACACGAGCGAGTACTGGACTGGTCGGTACGGAAGCAACGGAACGAAACTCTATCGCAAGTGCTTCGACCTCGGCGCGCTTCCGAACAACACGACCGCGACGACCGCGCACTCGATCACGAGCTTGGACATCAGCGAGCACGTCGAGACCGAGTTGAGTTTCCAAGACGGGTCGAAACTCTATGGCGGCGAAGCGGCGTTCGTGACTGGAGGCGCGATCCTCGAGATTTGGTTGGACACGACCAACATCAACGTGAAGGACAACGCTAATTTGTCGACGTACAGTGCGAAACTCGCAGTCACTTACGAGCGAGACGGTTAGCGCCAAAACATTGGCGGGGACTGAGTGGCCGCGTCGGCGTAAAATACCGATGTGGCCACTCTGCTGACCTTCCACCGCATCGCCGATGCGCGCGCTTACGCCCGAGCAATCGGACGTCCGTGGGCCGAGATGGAGTACGTCCTGATCGCGCGCCGAGTTGAGACTGGGACTCAATCTCAAAGAGCAACCGCGATGCGCGGAGAGGTGGTCCTGGCCCCAAGCAAGGGCGAAACGGAGCGCGAGTCGCTGTGCATCGCTGTTGCGTCCCTAAGTCCTTAGAAACAAAGGACTTAGGGAAATTCAAAGTTCTGGAAAATTATCCAGTTTTGGCCTCTCCGGCTGGTGTAAAATACAACGTGTGTGCGTCAAACCGACGCACCCTACCAAACAGAGACAGCATGAACAAAACCGAACGCACCCTCAAGATCACCGCGCAGCAGGAAGACCTCCTGGCCGAGATCGAAGCGCTTGACGAGCTGATCGAGGAGTACGAGAGCGAGATCGAGGATGCCGAAGAGAACGACGCCGAGCCTGAGTCGGCCACGATCTACCGGGACCTCGAAGTCGCCAAGGAGGACCGCGACGACTTCATCAACGAACTCCCCGAAAGGCTTCGTCCTGCCGCCTAACAGCAACAGAAACAGCAACAGAGACAGAGACATGACTTACGCCTACACCGTCAAGAACATCAGCACCAACAAGCGCCTCTCCGAGGAGACGGAATGCTTCAGCCTCGACCTCTTCAAGGGTCGGACGAAACTCGGAGACGTCTCCAACCGCGGATGCGGAGGCCCCAACGAGTGGGGACTCAAGCACGAAGACGCCGACGCCTTCCTCGCGTGGGCTGAGGTGGAGTTGAAGGCGCAGATGGAAGCCGTCGAGAAGTCGTGGGGCTTCAAGTGCGAGCACGA